TGTTATAGCTAACCCAACTATACCAACACAGGACATCTTCGGTAACGCAGTTCGAGATAGATTGAACTCGTTTAATTTAGACGGAAGTGGTTATGCTGAAGTGGCTGATGATAATAGTTTAAATATGTCAAGTGGTTTTTCTACAAGTTTTTGGATTAAACTAGATGAGGGTTCAACTGCTACTGACTATGATTTTTTAGTTTGTAAAGGAAGAGGTGTAGGAGGTACTAGTATTACCTATGGTTTTGGTACTACTTACTATAATAATAATATTGTAGCTACTATAAATACTAGTGTTAATAAATACCAAGCAATATCTACAAGTCAAAATCCAACAGGGCAATGGCTTTTTGTTTGTGTTACTTATGAACCAAATACAACTTCAGGTCTTAAATTATATTTAGATGATAATTTACCTAATTCGATTACAGTAAGTGGTACAGTTGATGAATCACATAATTTGAACGTAGGTCGAGATAGTTCATTTGTTACTACAAGACAATCAAAAAATATAATTAGTGATGTTTTATTTTACGACAGCGTATTATCATCAACAGAAGTAGAAAACAATTATAACGCAGGTTTATCTGCACATACAAATTAATTATGAGAGGAAATGTATATATGTGTTTAGATAACACAACGTTTAATAAACTAATACCAACAGAGTTAGTAGCTACTTACGGAATACCTGAGTACGATGAAGAGGGTATCCAAAACGGAGTGATTCATCCAACCTTTAAAGAGCTTGGAGAGTACAATCGTAGAAAGTTCGGTGCTAACCCAATGGTTAAAATCGGAAACGCTAAATTCTATATAATTCAACTCGAAGCAAGTTGGTTAGATGGAGAGCTATCTGCTTTGCTTAAGCTAGGAAAGAACAAAGCCTATCCGAAAAATTGCTTGATGACTCGATCCGAAGCGGCTAAGTTTATTCGAGATAACGCAAACGATATAGATAACATCTAAAACTCTATAACTAATGGATAGCGATTCAATCAAAAACATAGCGGTCAATGGTACAGCTATAGGGTTAAGTTTCACAGAGGTAGAAGCAGCGTTAAGGTTCGCTGCCCTACTCCTGGGTATCGCTTATACACTATTTAATTTCTATGTAGCGTACAAGAAAAACAAGAAAGTATGAGTAAATTAGTTGATATACTTGGTGGTAATGTAATTAAGTCGGTCGGTGAAATCCTAGACAACCTAAGCACATCTAAGGAAGAGAAGTTAGCGGCAAAACAAGCGATGAAAGATTTGTTACTTAAAGCTGAGTCAGACGCTCAAGAGCAAGTTAGTCGTAGGTGGGAAGCGGATATGAAAGCCGATAATTGGTTGTCTAAGAACATTAGACCTTTGGTGCTTGTGTTTCTTACACTTATCTTAGTGTTACTTTCTTTTCTTGATGGCAACATAGGTGGTTTCACTATTGATGCTGCTTACAAACCAATATATCAAACTTTACTTATAACTGTTTACGCTGCTTACTTTGCAGGTAGGTCAATAGAAAAGATTAAAAGTTAAAAATGAAAGCGATACTCACTAGACTTGACGATGACGGTAAACAAACCTTAGGTCATTTAACGCTGTTTAAGGGACTTGAAAAAGTTTTTGAGTGTAAGACATTAGAGTTACCTTGGAAAGCTAATGAAACTAACGTGAGTTGCGTTCCTAAGGGTGTGTATAAAGTTTCTCATAGAACCTCGGATAAATACAAAAAACATCTTATATTGCACAATGTTCGAAATCGAAGATACATTCTTATTCATCAAGGAAACTATAATACCGACACAAGAGGGTGTATTCTTGTTGGCTCTAGCTTTGGACAGGTCAACAGGGATTCCTTGTTGGATATTACTTCATCAAGACGAACTCTCAATGAGTTACTGGAAGCAACCGAAGGAAACGGACTTGAATTAATTATAGTTTAACAGATGCCTACATTACCTAAAGGTCGAGGAAGAGTTAAGCCCGTAGACAAAAATAAGTCTTGGGGTGGCGACACTTCGTTTTATCGTCAAGCTCCTTGGCGTAGACTTAGAGGTTGGTGGATAAATCAGAACCCTTTGTGCTTACATTGTGAAGAAGAAGGTAAAGTTGTACCTGCTGATGTAGTCGATCACATTAAACCAATCAAACAAGGAGGAGCTAAACTAAGCCATAACAACATACAATCGCTTTGTCACTCGTGCCACAACAAAAAGACTTATGAAGAAAACAATCCACAGATTCAGGAGTAACTATGAAAAGGTTGTGTGCGGTAAACTTGACGAGCAGAATGTATCATTTGATTATGAAACTGTTAATTTGCACTACGTGGTTTCCGAACAACGTAAATATACTCCTGACGTTATTTTACCAAATGGTATCATCTTAGAGTTAAAAGGTCGTTTTAGCACCGCAGATAGGAAGAAAATGCTGTTAGTTATAGCACAGCATCCCGACAAGGATATTCGTATGGTCTTTCAACGACACACAAACAAGTTGTTTAAAGGAAGTAAGACGACCTACTCTAAATGGTGCGATAAGAATAACATTAAGTGGGCTGATAAATTAATTCCAATAGAATGGATAAACGAAAAAAAGAAATAACAAAATGGAAGATATAAAAGACTTTGAAGAAAAGAAACGCAACGAAGAGGTTGCTAGACAAACTTGGGATAGTTGGATAGTCGACTTAACCGACCAGGACCAACCAGACACGTGTGGCATTGATGATGACGATTGCGAAGCGTGTGGGTCGTAACAAAAAGAGAAAAGGAGCTATTTAGCTCCCTTTTTTATATCCTCTAATTCTTGCATCAACTTCTCAAGGTACACAGCCAAGTCCATTGCTTCTTCCTGAGCGTGTTTAAGCCAATCTAAGGGCGTTAAATCGTCACGCTCCATCGTAGTACCATATTTCTTTTTGCCTAACGCAGCGCGTTGCGTAATCTTAGCACAAACTATATTTTCTATCTTGCTCATATTAACCTTAATTGTGCTTTATGCTGATTAATTCTCTTTATAGCTGCATCGTAATAGTCTTTGTCAAGCTCACAGGCAGTCAAATCATATCCTAAGTTATGACAAGCAATCGCTATTGAGCCACTACCTAAATGTGTGTCTAGTATCTTATCTCCCTCTTTAGCATAGTTAATTAAAAGCCACTCATATAATTTAACAGGCTTTTGTGTAGGGTGTATTCTTATTTCTTTGTTTTTCATATCTTGCTGAAGCATACCATTCCACCTCCATTTAAAATTTCTTACAGTAGTTTTAAAACTTGTATAAGCTAATTCACTATCAGCGAAATCTCCAGTATTGTCTTTATCCCATACTATCCAAGAACTACTATTAGCGTTTGGTATGTTTTCAATAAAATGATTAGCTCCCCAAACAATTTGATTTTTTGATATTCTTTTTAGTTCTATAAAGTAAGCTAAGTTAGCAGCCTTTTTATCCCATTCTTTAGGTGTATATCTTGTAGCTTTTGTAGCTTTACTTCTACTATGGTTACTTTTACCATCTTCGCCTATTCCATAAGGTGGGTCTACAATAGCTAAGTCAAAATGGTTGTCCTCGTAACGAGCCATAAGCTCCATATTATCTTCGTTAGTTATCTTCATCTTTCCTTAATTATTTCGTAAAACTCAGGGTCTATAGCTTTAATCTTTATTTGTATTAAGCTCCAGGCTCTAGCTACCGCCTTATCATCGCCTATGTCTAATCGGCTACCTGTACCCGAGTTGGCTACGTTAGATGCGTTCTGCTTTAATAATCTTGCAATCTCTTCATTCATAATTTTTAGTTTTTAGTTTCAACAAATGTAAATAAAAAAAAGGGAATAACCAATTAAGATTAAACCCTTTTTCACCTAGAAACTAAAAACGCTATAATGATGAAAGAATAGCAGAATACTCAAATATAAAACAATTTTCCTTTACTGTAGTCAAGAAACGTAACATATTTGTAAACAAATTTTCTTTTTGTAAAATCAGTAGTTTCAGGCATCGTTCGCCATATCCACTTATCTATTTTAATCTTGTTAAGGTTAAATACTAAAGCCTTATCGTCACTAAAAAAGTTAAAGTATAAACCTTGTGCGGACTTCTCGTTCTTGGTCCTACGTAAGATGCGTTCGTACTTGTGAGCTTCTAACAGCAAACCATCGGTGTACTTCTCCATCGCATAGTCCAAGGTAAAGTTACGTTGTTTCATCTCACAATAATACTTCTTATCGTTTCTCTCGTAAGTGAAATCCCAAAACGATTTATCGCTATCCGTTGGTTTGTAGGTTACATCGTAACGATCCGCCCACCTGTCTAATACTTCGTATTCTTTTTTAGTCATCGCTATTGAGTTTATTTAGTATGTTTAACTCTTCCTTTAACTCAATCACCGCATTAGCCATCTCAAACTCGTTCGCCCTAGCTAAGACCGCTTCTCTCTTGTAAGACATCATCATAGTATAAACCCAAGTAAATGCAACCGCACTATCCTCTAATACGCTTAACCTTTTTCTTAGCGTTTCGGCTTGAGGATGATTAGCGTACTCAACGTATTGCTCTCTCATCTTAAGCACCTCGCCTTGATGTGCTATAAACTTATCCATACTTTGAATTTCGTCAAGGTTTGGGTCTTGTTCTCGCAATAGGTTAATTGCTTTTATTGTTAATTCATCGGGCATAATGTCTTATTTTAAATATATTTTTTTAAGTATTTCTACCATTACATTAACTGTTATTGAATTGCCTGCTTGCTTGTAAAGTTGTGTATCTGAATTTACTTTCTGAGCTTTATAAAACTCCTCATCAGTAAACCCTTGCAACCTCCAACATTCAAGTGGAGTTAATCTTCTTATTTTTTTATCGTTGTAAATATGACTACAATTACTTGCTTGTACTCTTGATGTAATAGTAGGTGTTACATCTTTGTGAATAGTTTGGTTATAACTATCCATAAAATCACCATTTTCGAGTTGAGCTTTATGTTTTTTGTAATTTTTGTTTACTCTTTTGTTGTTTGTTTCTATTAGTTCTATAGCTTGATTATTACCTGTATCTAAACAATAAGTAGTTCCGTCTTGTTTACTAAGATGCCCAGTTCCACCTTTATTTGTTTTACTAGAACGAGGGTAAAGTGAATGTACTAATATGCTATTATCAGTAGGATAAAGGGCAGCATTAGCTCTTAAACAATTAGCTATATCATCACCACTTTTAGGTTGCCACTTAAATCCAGTTCCCTTTTCTTTATGTCTTTCTTTATGATTAGAAAATCCTTCTATCATCTTTTGACTTAAATAATATTTATCATTTACATCTTGTTCAAGAATATCTTTTAGTTTATTTAATAATGGTGACTTAATAGGAAAGTTAAAATCTCTATAATACTTAAAACCAACTATAAAAATACGTTCTCTATTTTGTGGTATTCCGTAGTCTTTAGTATTTAAAACTTTAGTATAAACGTGGTAACCTAAACCATCGTCTATAGTGTCCATTCCAATCTGTCCATTTAGTGTACCACCTCCATTTGTAAGTACATCAGTAATAGTTTGATATGTTTTACCACTATCGTGTGATAATAACCCTTTAACATTTTCAAGTATAAAACATTCGGGTTGATTAACTTTAATAAACTCAGCTACATTAAAAAACAATGTTCCTCTTGTTTCGTTAAATCCTTTTCTTTGTCCTGCTAAACTAAAAGATTGACAAGGAAATCCTGCAACATATAAATCGAGCTGAGGGACTTCTTTATAATCTCTTGTTGTTATATCTTTATAAAACTTATCAGGTTTATTTAATTCTAAAAAACTTTTTTCTGCATATTTATCTATATCACAAGCAAATACATTGTGATGTGGTATACCTAGTCTTTTTAAAGCTGCTTCTGGTGAGCCTATTCCACTAAAATCTGTTCCTACTTTTATCATAATAACTTTTAAAATACGTTGTTAGTTCTTACTTTATTATCTACGATAGCTATCGGATCAAACGGACTTCCGTTCTCGTTAAGATACCTAAACCTTCGAGTCGCATAATTATAATACAAAGCGATTGGACTCGTTTCGGGTGTAGGCACTCCGACTAACTTCTGAAACTTTACCTTTTGTATATGGACCTCAGTTTGATTCCATTGCTCCGATTGTGGGTTACGATGAAACACTATAAAGTTATCCGCCCTGTTACCAAACATAGAACCAAACTCTACATCGCTCATATTCGGGGCAGGTCGAGTACCATCTTCGTTCCTTCTTCGGTTCGCTGCTGTACCAGGATGCACTACAAGGTAAAACATAACTTTGTTCTTCTTAATAAACCTCCTGATGTTACTTAAAGCATCGTAGTAGTATTCGTACTTAGATTGCTTCTCTGCTGCTTTTAAATCGTTAAGAGGGTCTAAGGACACACCATCGACAGGAGTCACTTGCATATAGTCTTGAAACGCTCCTAACACATCTTCTACGGTTGGAGTTTCATCGAACGTAAGCACCGTGAAGTGTTCGTACGCCCAATTAATAGCGTTCATATAATCAATTTGATTTACTCTATCGTTGAAGTCTTTGTCGGCTGTCTTACCACAATACATCTCAGCTATATCTATCATAAGGTCACCCACAGGTTCGTTCTCAGGACAATACATAAGCCACTTATATCCGTACAGCTTAGCTGACATTATCATAAGAAAAAGTTGTGAGGTTGTCTTGCCTATATTAGCAAACCCAGTCATTATAGTAAGCTCTCCTTTGCGAAAAGTGTAGTGAGGGTCTAGTGGTGGTATTCCTGTAGTAAGCCCCTTAGAATAGCCCTTAGCGTATATCTTCTTACAATAGTCGTTAACCTCTTGTTTTGAGGTAATTCTATAAGAAGCCATTATCCCTTCATCGCTTTAAGTTGACCGCCTATATAGTCCGAATCAGGTTTACTTTGGTTCTTCCTAGCTAACCACCCTGAAGCTGCCATCTTCCAATCTTTCATTTTAGATTTACCAACATTCCAACCTTTTGATTCGTAGAAGTAGTAAAACTTTTCACCTTCGTTCTTTGTGCTACCTTTTAGTTTGAAGTAGGCTATCACTTCATCGGTGGAGCTAGGTTTATTCTTTTTAACTTGTGTTGTAGGTTCTTCTAACTTTAGAGGGACCTCATTATCACACCAAGTAATATTGTTTGCAATAAGTATCTCCAGGATAGATTTGTGTACTCTATTGTTCTCGTTTAGCTTACCTCCGTATTGGAACTCAATAAACTTAGTAAGATACCACTTACCATTATCAAGCTCTAATATCCTTTGCTTGTCGCTGTTAATCTCTTGTAGGAATAAATCTATATCGATCCTTGCACCTAATATAAGTTCGAACATTCTCTTATTAGGCTTAAATATACCTGCGTGATTACAATTATCGCAAACGTATATCCAAAATAGTTTGTGTGGATTTTTAATTTCTAAGAACCAATCCTCGTTCCATTTCTCTGTGTCTGTAAATCTCTTAGCCATCATCATTTAGTTTTTTAGTTTCTAGTTAAAAAAGAATAGAGGGTTGAATTAACAACCCCCTAAACAACCATTGTTAAAATGGTAAATCAGATGCTTTGCTGAAACCATCATCCGCACCTACTGGCACAGCTTCGGCTACATCACCTTTTATAGTAAACACTTTCCACGCTTGGAGGTCAGTATAAAATCTATCGTTGTACTCTCTTGACTCTGCGTTGAAGCTAACCTCTACGTTTTGTCCTTGCTTGTTGAACTTCATAAAGTTGTCAACTTTCTCTTCACCGAACACAGTAAACGCCACCGCTTTAGGGTACTCACCTTCTGTTTGGATAGCAAAGGTTAACTTCTTCCAAGCGTTTCCTGATTTAGCTGTTCCTTCTTGTACTTCACTAATCTTAGTAATCGTACCATTCATTTTTAATTCACTCATTTTAATAGAATTTTTGGTTGTTATAATCGTTAATAACTTCTTGCATAAATGTAGAGAATTTTTCTGAATTATTCATCTCATTTATAATTATTTCTTTTAATAGCTCTCCATCCGTTGATATATAAGCCCTCGTGATGTATCCATCTTCATCTTCTTTCGAAGCAGATACAATTACATACTCCTCGCAGTTATCAATTATCTCTTCGTGAGCTACATCTAGTCTATCTACTTTCATATATCGACATTATTTTGGTTACCTTTTCTTCTATAACTAAGTCGCCATTTATGATGTCGGCTATAGTGTCTTGTAAACTTTTGTTCCTGTCAAACTCTAAACTACTTTGTATTATAGCTTTCATATTAAGAAACTCTCTATCGACTTGGCTGTAGTCCTTAAACTTTCTTTTGCTGTTTATAACCGTAGCGTGGTCGCAATTAGTCAGCATACCTATCTCACTCAAGGTAATATCGCCTACCTTAGTTAAGTAGTACCTTACAGAGTGTCTAGCGTTCATAATTTTTAAGTTACGCTTAGACCCCATAATTTGCTTCTTAGTTACTTTCCAAAAGTTAGAGGATAAGTCTAAAGCATCTTGGAGGTGTCTTAACTTCTCGTCATTAGTTATCATAGTTCATCGTGTATTATGTGGTTGTTAGCTTCTACAACCGATTTACAATATTTGTTTTTCTTCTCTAGCAACTCAATGTATTCTTGTCGACCTGAGTCAATAAAAGCATCAGAACATCTAAAGATACCTATCTGATGTGGTGCGTTAGACTCTATCACAATAAAGACAAACTCCTTTGCACCGAAGCCATCCATATAGAACGCAGCTTGACGATTGTAAGCGTACCTGTAAGCACTCTTTCTGAAATCTGCTACATCTTTACCTGTTGTCTTAATATCGACTAGCATATCACCTCCATCGACTACTATATCCGCTTTACCCTTACACTTACTCATTGTGTTAAAGTCTATCCAAGTCTTTGGTACTTCGGTAACGCAATTATCTAGTATGTCCTTAACCTCTTTACAATTATAGAGCTTTCGCTTTAGTTTAAGAGCCAACTGATACTGATCCATAGTCATAAGATACTTGTGTCCATCTCGACACTCTTCATCCATCTTTAACTTCCACGCTTTGTTTATCTTAGATGTCATCCCCTTATCTTGTTCGGGTCTATCATCAGGGTTAAACACAATAAAGTTCTCTTGATACTTCTCAGGCTCAAGTATAAGCGTGTGTACTAAAGCACCAAACCTAAGAGCAGGACCATCTATCTTTCCACCGTTACGCATCTTCCAATAGTAAGAAGGCGAACGCTTTACATAGCCTAACTGAGAGTTAGTTGTGTACTCCCAATCTCCGTAGTACTGTTCATCATTATTTAAGTCTACCATAGTCCTTGATCCTTTTTAGCTTTAATTAAATTGTTAAAGAAGCTCATCAAACTAATAAAGCAATACCAAAAAAACATCACCCAAACAATTGTAGGTGTGTTTGCTTGTGTTAGTATCCAATATATTATAAGGTGTAACATAGTGGTTAGTTTTTAGATTCTTTAATTCTCTTTAAGATAACAGCAGACATCTCCTTATTCATCTTATACTTAGGTATAGCCATCTCGACTTGAGCTGCTTTACCTTGGTCTATTGCCATCAACATCGATTCGAATATAGTTTCAGTCATCTTAGTTTCAGTAGGCTTCTTATCTCTAATACGCAACGCATCGACTACATCGCCAAAAGCCTTAACGCCTTTCTCTACATAAAGAGTAACGCCTACACCTACCCAATCTTCAACCAATCCGCTACTTGCAACTTTCTCTATCGCCTTAGCATTAGTTCGGTTAAGTATCATCGGCTTGTCAAACTCGTTAAAGTGTACTACAAAGCAATCCTCTTTACGACCTGCTTGTCCTGTTACCTTTGCTGTACCTACACCAAAGATAGTTACTACTACTTCTTTTTTACCATCAAGTGAATACGATCCAAGATAGTCATAGTTAAATTGTTTCTTCCAATGTCCGTTCATAATATATATTTCTGTTTAGTTGTTACTTAATAAAAAGGGAGGGGCGGTATAAAATGTTTCCCACCAGGACCCCGAAAATGGAACTTTCACTATTCACACCTTTGGTATAGCATTGTGCGACTTATCATATACGTGTCTTACCATACTTTCTATAATGCTATTGTACTCAAAAGCTAATTCTTTTTTAGTTACTACGTTACCATTATCTAAATGAAACGTATAGTCTAAATTAGGATAGTTTATACCATCAAAGCTCTTTATATGGTTATTAGTAGTTATAGAAACTCGACTAGCTTTAACCGATTCGTTAGCATTATATAGCCTGAATATCATCGGCTTGATTCGGTCTAATAAGATTTGGTTTTGATTCATCATATCGTTTTAAGTTTTAAAGTTCTGAACAAATGTAAACAAAATATTTTGAATTAAGAAAATAATCTAAAACATTTTAAATTCGAGCCTAGGTTTTTAAATATTTTAAGTAAACCATAAAAAAAAAACTTCATATTGATGGTTTGAAAAAAAATACATTTAATTTCATATATATGTAGTGAGTATGTAGTAAAAAATCAATAGGAGGGAAGCGAATGGATCAAATTTTGACAAATGCAAATTTTTAAGCATTTTTTTATTTGAAAATATTTTTTAGCGCGCGCCCACAAATTAACATACAGGTACATTTTTTTTATTTTTAAAAAAAACATTAATTTATTTTGCAGTTGTTAACATTTGTGTATATTTGCAATGTTATTAACCTAAAAACTAAAAACAAGATGAATGTACTTTTAATTACATCAACATTAGCAATATCAATTTTTGCTATATTATTTTTAAATGAATTAACAACTAAAAACTAAAAAAAATGTATCAACAAATTAATTTTTACGATTTTGAGAGAGCCTTTGTAGATAAAGGTAGAGAAAATGTATTTACTTACATAGCTAAAAAGGAGTTGTTTGACTGGATCGAATGCTTAGAAAACAATCAAAACAAAGGGATTGAATTAGATGTTATTTCTTTATGTTCTGAGTTTACCGAGTACGAAAGCATAATAGATTTCCAAAAAGACTACGGGAAAGAATATAAAACTATTCAGGACATAGAATATAATACTATATTAATTCCTGTTATAACTAACAAAGATAAAAATATTGAGTCGTTTATTATTGCAAACTTTTGAAGGTATGAAAAAAGAAAATAACAACCCTAAATATTTAAAATTCTTATTAAGTAGTAAATTAATTACTTTTCAAAATTATTTATTTAGACTTAAAGCAAGCCAGCTAAATATAAATACTTACCAAAAAAAAGAAACAAATGTATAAATACCAGGTAAAACAAACAGAAACAAAAAGCTACTTTTTTAAGTGGTTCGAATCTGAACAAGTAAAAGTATATACATTCGATACTTATAACAATGCGTTAATTTTTGCCCTTAGTGAGGAAATAAATACTTTCTCTTGCATTGTATCGGATAAGGTACAAACGACGCGTAAAACGTATAAAAACTATTATACACTAAAGCAATTCAAAAAACACTGTGTAAACAATCCAATGCATTTTTTAAATACTCAAAATTGTAGATTAGACGAAAAACAAATAGCGAACTACTATTTCTATTTAATCGGATCAAATAAACTAACCAAATTAAAAAAATATTAAGGCTATGAAGATTAGAGAATTAATAAAAAAACTACAAGAGGTAGGAAATCAAGATAGAGAAGTATCTATTGTAATAGGAAACGAAGACAACAACTCTATGGTATTTGATAAGTTTGAACTACATAATACAGACGATAACGAAACAAGTATAGAAATGTTTTGTTTTGATAAATATATGTTTGAACAAGATTACTGTAACTCAATTAGAGATATTAACAACACAAAAGACTAAAAATTATGAATATTTACAAATATGAATTTAAGTACGCAATTTTCACAAACGGGGTTGAAGTTTCGAGAGGAATAGAAACAGCTAAAGGTTATAATGAATCTATAGCTAAAAACAATTTAAGAACACGCCTTGAGGAGGGTTCTAATAACGATGAAGAAATAGAAATAGAATTAATTTAAACACTATTAAAACCCTTATATTAATTTATGAGGGTTTTTTTTATACCTATAATTTAACCACATACACCAGTATAAAATACAACCATATTAATACAATCTATTTAGAGAGCTTTACAGCTCTTTTTTTTGTGCCTTGTATACAAATATATTACTAATCTATTTAAGTAGCTTAGACACGCATTAAAATAGCTTGTATTGTATCGTATCGTATTATATTATATGTAGTGTATTCTTGTGTATGTAATTGTACAACTAACATAAAAGCATATTAATACACTCAAATAAAAATAATTTCACTTTTTTTTCGTGTGTATAGCATCGGAACACGTCGAGTAAATAAATTGATCCAAGGCTGTATATTTTTGCTGGTATAGGGGTGTGTTTATCACAAAATAAAAAAACCTAGAAAC